AGATTTTAGTAGGAGGAACGACGCTCCTGATTGGGGGGTCAATAGCGGTTGGAACCATCTTTATCGTTATTAAGATATTCGGATGATGGCGTTCTTGTTGGTTGTGGTGGTGAACGGTGAGCCAATAGCCGATCAGTTTTACTTCCGTGACATCACACGATGTAACACGTTTGCTTACTACGTCAGCACTGGCAAGACTAAGATAAACAACCGCTACCAGATGCAAGAAAACATAACGGCTTATTGCATACCGAAACGGGTACCAGCCAACACGAAAACTTGGGACTGATATGGCAGCAAAGAAGCTACAAGAAGGCTCTGAATACGCCGAATACGATGCGGATGGCGATGGCATTGTTACTGATGAAGAGCTACAGACTAGCAAAGAGTTGCAGGAGCTACGCTTACGGCATGAACGAGCGGATGCTCAACGTGCTATGAGTTGGTTTGCCTTATGGGGGATGCTGTTATATCCCAGCTTGGTCGTGGCATCAGAGCTTTTTGGGCTGAATCAAGCAGCATCTATTCTGGGCGATATGGCTGCGGTCTACTTTGTGTCCGTTGCAGGTATACTGGCTGCGTTTTTTGGCGCACAAGCATGGTCAAATAGGAAATAGATTATGAGTATTGTTGCATCGCTAGTTGGGCCGGTCACTGGACTGCTGGACAAGTTCATTGAAGACAAAGACCAGAAGAACGCTTTAGCCCATGAGATAGCGACCATGAGTGAAAAACACTCGCATGAAGCACTCAAGGGCCAGCTTGAAATCAACAAGATGGAAGCGGCACATAAGAGCTTGTTTGTTGCTGGGTGGCGACCTGCTATCGGCTGGATCTGCGCTCTGGGCCTGCTCTACAACACCATCATAGCCAACATAATTAGCATCTGGGTAGATGTGCCAGAAGTAGATACAACACTGCTTGTGCCCGTTATGATGGGCATGCTCGGGTTGGGCGCTATGCGTTCATATGAGAAGGTCAACTCCGTAGCACGGGAGAAGTAATGAGTAAGCTTGTTGAAATGATCAAACGCCATGAAGGCGTCAAATCCAAAGTTTATTTGTGCTCCGCTGGCTATGAAACCATAGGCGTTGGCAGAAATATCTCAGAGTCGGGCCTTGGTTTATCTGATGATGAAATCGAATACTTGCTGGCAAATGATATAGCGCGGGTAAAGAGCGAGCTTGCAGACACGTATTTTTGGTTCAACGGCATCAACGAAGCGCGACAAGATGCAATGATCGACATGTGCTTTAACCTTGGTCTGACCAGATTGCGTGGTTTTGTAAAGGCTCTTGAGGCTATGTCACGCGAACAGTTTGATATTGCGGCAGACGAGTTCATGGATAGTCGATGGGCACAACAAGTAGGCACGCGTGCCATCAGAGTTACTGAAATGATACGCAGCGGTGAGTACATCTAATGCCCTTGCAGAAGTTCATTTTCAACCCCGGAATAAACAAAGAAGGCACTGACTATACTGCCGAAGGCGGCTGGTTCGACGGCAACTTGGTGCGTTTCCGCAAAGGTTTGCCTGAAAAGATAGGCGGCTGGATCAAGTTCCTTACCGCTTCTTTCAACGGCACGGGCCGCAAGCTTTTAGGATGGACCTCTCTAGAGGGAACAAAGCTTTTGGGTCTTGGCACTCGGACCAAGCTGTACATCCAAGCAGGCGCAAACTATAACGACATCACGCCGATACGGTCGACGACGGCGGCAGGGGACGTAACGTTTGGCGCGACCAACGGATCAAGCTCCATCAACGTAACCGACACTGCTCACGGGGCAGCAAAAGGCGATTTTGTTACTTTTTCGGATGCCGCGTCGCTTGGCGGTAACGTGGTCGCTGCGGTTCTCAATCAAGAATATGAAATAGATTCGATTACCAGCACAAGCGTGTATGTGATTACCGCCAAAGACACCTCTGGCGCGACTGTCACGGCCAACAGCAGTGACAGTGGCAACGGCGGTAGCTCAACGGTTGGGGCATATCAGATTAATGTCGGCCTTGACGTGTTTATTGATGGCACAGGTTGGGGATCAGGTGCTTGGGGTTCCGGCACGTGGGGTTCTGCTAGCGCGTTGAGCGCCTTGAACCAGCTACGCCTGTGGTCTTTGGATAGCTTCGGTGAAGATCTGATAGCAAACGTGCGAGCAGGTGGGATCTATTACTGGGACACCAGCGCAAAAACGCTTGGCACAGATAGGGCCGTCAACATTTCTGCGTTGTCCGGGGCTAATTTCACTCCTACCGCCGCTTTGCAAGTGCTGGTATCGGATGTAGACAGGCACGTGATTGCGCTTGGGGCAGACCCAATAAACGCCGCCGCGACCGCTAGGACAGGGACTATTGATCCTTTGTTAATTGCTTTTTCCGATCAAGAAAACCCGGCAGATTGGTTTCCTACGGCGACCAATACTGCAGGCTCCTTACGTTGTTCAGCAGGATCACAGATCATTGGCGGGTTGAGGGCAAGACAAGAGACTTTGGTCTGGACGGACGTTGCGCTATACAGCTTGCAATTCATTGGACCGCCTCTGACTTTTGGTTTGAACCTCATCAACGAGGGCGTCAGCCTCGTCGGCCCGAACGCAGCGGTAAATACGCCCAACGGCGTGTTTTGGATGGACAAAAAAGGGTTTTATGCCTATCAAGGCTCTGTGCAGTCCGTGCCTTGCAGTGTCCGGTCGTATGTTTTTGACGACATCAACGAAGGTCAGTCGTTCCAGTTCTTCGGGTTTTTAAATAAACAGTTTGATGAAGTAGGTTGGTTTTATTGCTCCTCTGCCTCCGACACCATTGACCGGTATGTGACCTACAACTATGTTGAGCAAACATGGGCCATAGGCAACTTGGCCCGCACTGCATGGCTTGACGAAGGTTTAGAAAGTTTTCCCCGTGCAACAGGCACGTCGGAGAGCAGTAACTACATTTTTAGCCATGAAACAGGGTTCGATGACGACGGTAGCCCCATGGACAATGTGTTTATAGAGAGCGCGGACTTCGATCTAGGCGACGGCGAGCAGTTTCAGTTTATCCGTCGATGCATTCCAGACGTCAAGTTCACGGGCAACTCGGGTAGCACGCAGGCAATAAACTTAGTTATCAAGGCACGTAACTTTCCGGGCGATTCACTGACCACGGACCAGACCACGTCTTTCACTGCCAGCACCACCAAGATAGATACACGTGCTAGGGGACGGCAAGCGGTTGTGCGGTTTGAGTCAGATGACGACGGAGAGGTTGGTGTAAGGACAGGTGTGGGGTTTCGTATTGGTGGCACAAGACTTGATCTACAGCCGAATGGTCGTCGATGAGTAAGCTTTTACAGGGCCGATTGCCCTTTGTTGCGAACGGCGATTCTGTTGACGGCAACACGTTCAACCGCACTATTCGGTTGTTGGAATTGAGTTTAGACTCTTTCGATCCGGATGCGACTCCACAGTTTGTTACAACCGAGAGAGATCAGCTTAAATTTGACGCTGGCGCTTTGATTTGGAACCCTACTGTGGGGCGTTTGCAGTTGTATACAGGCAACGAGTGGGTAAATCTTTCAGACCCTCTGCCGTACACGGTTTCAAAGCTAGAGGCGACAGGCGCAGTGGGCGCTGTTCAAGTAGTTACAAACGGATCTGTGGTGGTGAACGTACACGGTTAGGTTGGTTCTTCTAATTAAAATAGGCGTATACTGGGGACATGGGACAAGCTGCACTTAAATACGACGACTTTGATGAACTTGATCAAGTTCCTATACCCGAAGGCGGTATTGCCACCTTTTTGACGGCGGAAACCGGCTCTTGGGCCGATGACGAGGATGACGTCCCGTCAAAAGGCATCACAAACGTTGTAAAAATAGCCGACAAGCTGGCCGAATATGGCCGTAATGAAGACGAATACATGGTCCACGCCGCCGAAGGCGAGACTGTGATACCGATGGAAGTCTTCAACCAAAACCCCGCACTGAAAGACAAGCTTTTTGCAGAAATGCGCATCATGGGCATTGAGCCAGAGCGTTACGTTGTAGGTAACAAACTTAACTCAATCAACCCTGTAACCGGTCAACCTGAATTTTTTATAAAAAAGCTTTTCAGAGGCTTGAAAAAGATTGTCAAAAAGGTCTTGCCGGTTGTAGCCACCATTGTTTTGAGTGCTATCGGCGTTCCTCCTCCGATGGCGGCGGCTATTGTTTCTGGCGCACAAACGGCAATCGCAGGCGGAAGTTTAAAGGACAGCTTAAAAGCAGCGGCCATAGGCGGCATTTCGAGTTTTGCCGCAGGTAAGATAGGTGACAAATTTAATTGGGCTGAAAACGGCGCCAAACAAATGGCGACTCAAGCAGCTATCAACACCACCCTTTCTGGCGGCAAACCTCGGGATATCTTGAAAAGTGCCGCGATAGCCGGTGCCACCACCAAAGGCATGGACTTTCTTGGAGGCAAGCTTGCTCCCGCAGGAGCAGACGCCACCGCCACGATAGACCCGGCATACGCAAAAGAGTTGTCGGCAACTAACCCCGCAGAGCTTGCTCGACTTCAAGGAATAGAGGGCGTAACGGTTCCTTCTTTGGCCGAAGCTGCCGCTCCTGCCGCTCCTGCCACTCCCATAACTCCCGCTGCAACTACCGCAGACGCTGTTTCGGGTCAGGTAGCCTCCACCTTGCCAGACGTTACGCAAGGCCCTGCGACCCAAGGCGTGCGAGGGCCTGCGACCCAAGGCGTGCGAGGGCCTGCTACAGATCCTCTTTACAGTGCCGCAGAAATCGCGGACATGGCTCCTCCCGGTATGGCTCCTCCGCCTCCTACTGAATTAGAAGGTGCGCTAGGTCGGATGTTCCCCGGCGAAAATCCCACGGAGCTTGTACAAAAGAGTGGCTTAGGACCAGACGCGACCGTTACGGGAGCACCGGGGACCACGGCTCCCGGCACAACTGTCGCAGGACAAACAGTTGCTTTATCTGACCTACAAGTTCCCGGCGTGGGAGAAAGCATTAAAACAATTATCATGGGTGACGGCACTGCTGGCGGTCGAATAGACGCACTTAAAGACCTTTTCTTGCCAAGCCTTAAAGAGTCCGATGTTGCTGATACTTTTGCCTCTATGTCAGACCAAGATTTCCAAGCTAGTAGATACGGCAAGTTGAACATGACAAAGGCTCAAGCTGTCGATTCTTTTATGAAAGAGTTTGGTCCCAAAACACTCCGTAAATTTGGCCCCGGCGTTGCCGCCGTGTTGGGTTTGAGCGCCCTATCCAAGCCGGAAGAAGTAGAAGGCATCAACATTGATGATATTCCTTCCGGTCAAGATCTTATCGACGCTGATCCGTCTAAATATCGCATATTCGGCGACGACTTCGTTTATCAGCAGCCGCAGTTCACTGTAAGGCGTTCTGCGGGCAATATATTCGGCGCACCTGCTTTCACACCTTCTCCAATACAGACGCCTCCCGCTTTCGCGGCAGAGGGCGGCGGTATTATGAATTTTCCCCGCATGAACGGACCTATTGAAGGCCCCGGTACCGAAACATCCGACGACATACCTGCCATGCTTTCTGATGGCGAATTCGTGTTTACTGCTAGAGCGGTTCGAGGAGCAGGTAAAGGTAGCCGAGAAGACGGTATGAAAAATATGTACAACATGATGCGTCAATTTGAGGCTAGAGTTTAATGGCGGAAACAACCACTACCACTCAATATGTACGTGAAGCCCCAAATATTGAGGCGTATAAGCTAGGGCTATACCAAGACGCACAAAAATACATACGAGAGCTACAAGCGCAAGGCATACAGCCGCCAGCGCAAGGTATTGCTGGTTTTACCGCAGAGCAGCTTGCTGCCGGTGATGTCATTCGTAGTGGTATCGGTGGATACGAGCCTTATCTAGGCGGAGCTTTGAGCGCCAACCAAGCTGCGCAGCAGATGATCTCACAAGGCTCTGCACCTCTTTTGCAAGAATCGCTTGCTCAACAGCAGGCAGGCATATCAGGTTTACAGCAAGCGCAGCAGCTAGCGTTAGCTCAACGTCAGGCACCATTCCAGCTTAGAGATCAGGCCCTTCGAGGTCTTTCTGGTGCTGCAACAGACATAGCAAGAGCCGGAGCGGGCGTAGGCAATCAGGTATTTGCCGCCCAGCAAGGTTTAGGGCGTGCGGGTCAATTAGGTCAACAAGCGGCACAACAAGCGATGCCCGCGAGTCAGCGTGCGCAGCAAGAAGCTATTCGCTCTGGTCAGCAAGCCGGTCAAATTGCGGGTCAAGGCATGCGCAGTATTGGTCAGGCGCAACGCGGGATTGCCGGTCAAGTCGGCGGTGCGCAGCAGGCGCAGCAATTAGCGGCGCAGCGCGCAAGACAGTCTACGGCAGCGGCCCAAGGACAACTAAGTCGCGCCGGTCAAATGGGACAAGGCGCAGCACTTTCAGGAATTAGCCAGCTACGCGGTAGTGCAGAACAATTCGATCCTAGCGGTATTGGTGCTTTCATGGACCCGTTCACGCGACAAGTCATTGAAGCCGAGCAGGCTGAGATTGCCAGATTGGGCGAAAAGCAAGTTAACGAAGCGCGTGCGGCTCAAGCAGCGGCAGGCGCTTTTGGTGGTTCCAGAGGAGCCATCATGGAGTCTGAGATTGGTCGAAACGTCTTAGAACAACAAGCACGGACCGGGGCACAACTAAGCTCACAAGGTTACCAGCAAGCGGCCCAACAAGCGCAACAGGCGTTTGAGGCTTCTAAAGGACGTCAACAGCAAGCAGCGCAGCTTACGGGTTCATTAGGCCAACAAGGCGCAGGAACTGCATTGCAGGCGGCTCAACAGGCAGGGCAGCTAGGACTGAGTGCAGAGCAACTGGCTCAAACCGGTGCTTTGCAGGGCGGTCAGTTAGGCTTGTCTGGTCAAATGAATCAAGCGCAGTTAGCGCAGCAAGCTGCCCAGTTGGGTATCTCCACAGAGCAGTTACAGAACCAGATGGCGCAACAGGCGGCACAAACGGCTCAAAACCAAGGGCGGTTAGGTCTATCGGCGGCACAACTACAGCAGCAAGGCGCACAGGCAGGCGGCGCGCTGGGCCTACAGGGTCAGCAGGCGTTGGCTCAGATGGCAGGGCAACGAGCAAACATTGCCCAGCAAGGCGGTCAGTTAGGCTTGCAGTACGGTCAATTAGCCCAACGCGACGTCGATCAACTCGCGGCTCTTGCGCAGCAGCGCGGAGCTATGGGTCAAGGCATTGCAGGACTTGCCCTACAGGGCGGTCAGTTAGCAGGCCAGCTTGGTAGCCTTGGTGGACAGCAAGCGGCCCTTGGTCAACAAGCGCAGCAACAACGTGCGGCAGATGCGCAGCAGTTACTACAGTACGGCGGTATGGGTCAGCAACAAGCGCAGAACGTGCTTAATGCACAGTTTGCAGCAGAGCAGGCAGCATACAACCAGCCACTAGCGCAGCTTGGCTTCTTGGGCGACATGACAAAGGCTTTGCCATCGTCTCAAAGCGCCGTATTCCAACAACAAGCACCGTCACCTAGCTTGGCACAAACGGCGGGCGGCTTGGCATTAGGTGCCGCTGGCCTAGCGAGGGCTTTCTAATGAACGTGATGAATCGACCTTTGTTTAGAGCAGCAGGCGGTGGTGCGAGTAAGTTCCCAGATCTCAGCGGCGACGGCAAAGTCACGCAGAAAGACATATTGATGGGACGTGGCGTTATTGAGAAACAAGAAGGCGGTGGTATTGGCGCTATGATGCCTGCCGACGCTATGGCTATGATGCCCGAACAAATGCCTGCACCTATGGCGGCAGAAGCTCCTTTGGACCCGTTAGCTCAAGATGTGTTAACCGCTCGTGAGGAAGGAGAAAAGGTTGGTTTGGATTACCTTGCTGAAACCATGGACGGCATCGACATGGCGAGTAACACCGAGGAGCTAATCAACTCCATCCGTGGCAATGACCGTCCTTTGCAAGATCGCGTCGCAGAGCTTGCGACGTTTGTGGGTGAGCAAGATGCGATGAAGACACCAGAGTCAGTACTGACCATGGTGCAGCCCACGATTATGATGACGGAAGAAGGTGCGCTTGACAGTGGCGTGGGCGGGCTTATTCAACAAGTGATTGGCGACACCGAGATGGGCGAAGAAATGGGTCAGGGCGTTGGCGCGCTTATGGCTCAAGGTCAACCTGCGCCAGAGATGGCTTCACCTATGGCACAGCCCATGGCACCACCGCAGCAGTTCGCGGTAGGCGGTGCTGTAAAAAAGTTTGAAGAAGGCGGCGGGGCTACTGCCGATCCGGGGTTTCAGACGTATTACGACCAATACTTGCCGGTCTATCAAAATCTTATAGCAGAATCAGAAGAGGAACGGGATCGTGATCGTGGCCTAGCTTTAGCTAAAGCAGGTTTTCAATTTGCTTCTGGTAGAGACCCCAAGGGCCGCAACATCGCGGGATCTGGCTTTCTTGCTAATTTAGCGAGTGCTGGGGAAGGCTTGATTGGTGACATCAGTACATTAGACCGTGAGCGTCGTAAGTCCCAACAAGCCGCTAAAACGTTAGCGTTGCAGTCTGCTTTTGCAACAGACCAAGCAGAACGTAGTGCCGCTGCGCGAATGGCGGAATCACAATACGACCGCATGACCAAACTTTTGGTTGAACAGCTTAAACAAGTCAATAAAGTCAACACCGGCCTGTTTGAAATAGCCAAAACCGGCACCGATATTGACGGTCGCGACATATTTTCGGTTCTAAATACAGCGGACGGTTCAATACGAACAGGGATTACAGGTAATCAATTACCGGGCATTTTGAACCAAGTCGTGCGCATCGACGCGAGTTCTACCGTTACTCCCGTTGAGTCAGAGAATCGAACCATTGGGTATGAAACGGACACTGCGGAAGGTCGCGCTTTTAGAAGATTTGATCAAAACTTGCCTCGATACAGCGCGGGTGAGCTTAACGAAGACGACACCGCCATATTTGAAACGTTGATAGATCGAAGGTATGAGCCGCAAATTACTGATCAAGGAGTAAGCTTTAAAGAAAACATTCCTATGCGAGTTGCCATGCAACTAAGGGAAAGAATGGATTCTGGAGAACCGGTTAATATTAGCCCTGAGATCAAAGCAAAAGTTGTTAGTTTGACCAACAACCCCGAAGCTACCTTGGAATCCGATCTAGAAGCGTCATTAGAAGAAGCGGCTCAGTTGAGGCTGTTGCCAGAAGGCTTTGATGCTTCGGAGGCTTACGGGTTTAGAACTAATTTATCATCTTTGACTGCACGAGCAGCGGCACAATTACGGGAAATCACACAATTACCGGGTATTGCTAACTCAGATTATGTGAAAAGTCTGGAAGTGGCGCGAGACGCACAAGCCGTGATGGACAACTTGGCTACACAGACTTTGAAGGTTTTTTTGAGCGATGTGGGTGGGCGACCGCTTAAATCTGTCACCGATGTTTTACAGGCGCAAGTCGATACGCTAAGACCGGGTAGCCTCAACACTGACGAAGCCGCTTTGAAAACAGCTAAAGTATTACGGGGCGAGGTCAACAACGCTTTGTTAGAGGCAAACAGTCGGCTGTCTAACTTGAAGCTGAGTGGAGGAAACACGGAAGGCGTTATTGAAGCGCAAAAACAAGCCACTCGCTTACTGCAAGCTTATGACGATGTCATAGCATCGCTAGAAACTGGCATCGGTTTAGTTACGGACGTGGGTCCGGCTAGCCCCTCAATCAAGATGCCGGGTACTGACGACAGCGGAAACGTGAAAGCCGCAGGGCAAGACGCAATAGACCGCGCCTCCGGTATATTATTCGGGAATTAACATGGCTAACGAACGCTTAGAAGAAGCTAGGGCAGCGTACCAAAGTAACCTTCGTCAGCCTTTCCAAAACTTGGAAGCCATGGGCTTAAAGGCGAAAACAGGACCGCTGCCAGAACCAGAAGGCCCACAGGTGCCTTTAGCCGCAGCGGAGCTTGTTGGCTTTGAGCAAAACTTTGCGCCTGCGGTTCGAGAGGCTGGTTTAGAAGCAACTGTGCAAGCCATTGTTAATCGTTTTGAAGGACCGGGCGCGTACCGAGAACTACGCGGGACGGGTTTGAACGATCTCGATATCGTCAAGCGTTACATGAACATCGAAAAAGTCGATCTGCCGATTCAATCCATGCGTGGTCAGGGTCTTACACAAGACGAAATTCTTACTACGTTCCTCGAAGATCTTGGCTTGGATGAAAACGAAGACCTCCTGAAAAAAGGTATTTCGCCCCAAGATTTTCTCGACACCTTCGTCAAAGGCCGACAGTTAACGCCCACAGAAGCTGCCGCAGAGGGCACGGCCCGTGGAGTGACGGTCGGTGCTCCAGCCACCGCTGGAATGGTTACCGGAGCTACGATAGGTGCGCCTTTCGTCCCGCCTTTTGGCTCAATTATCGGCGGTGGAACGGGGCTGGTTTTAGGCGCTATCGGTGGCACAGAGATAGAAGAAGCTGTTTTTCCTGAAGAACCTATACTCGACTCTGATATTCAAGCCATGTTGGAAGGTTTCAAAGTGGTCGGCGAAGGTGTGACCATGATGGGTGCGCCCAAAGCTTTTAAGACTATTTCAGACACTGCCTTGAACAGCCAAGCTGGATTTTTGAACACGCTGGGCCAAACGATTCGGTTGCGCAGCTTTAACCAAGAAAAAAATCCTGTTTTCCAACCGGGAGCTATGTCCGAAACGATGCGGTTTTTGCAAAGCAGTGACCCTGTCATGTTTCAATTTTTAAGAACATACAAAGACCGCCCGACCGCTTTTCAAATTGGTGAGGGTGCTTCCGTTGTTGGAGCAGGTCTTGGAGCCGGGATCGCAGAGCAAGCCGCTCCGGGGCAGTTTGGACCTCGTATACTTGGTGAGGTGATTGGTGGCGTTTCCGCGTCGCCTTTGACCAGCTTGGTATATTTGACGACGGCCAAAGATGCGCTGCAATCCGATGCAAAAGAGCTTGCAGGGCAAGCCTCACAAAGCACCGTCGAAGCTCGCGTAGGCGCGGCTTTGCGTGAACTTCTTATAGCGCGAGGTGAAGATCCAGACGCAATCCAACAGCAACTACGATCTCCCGATTTCAACGATTTGTTGAGCGACGCCGCAGAAAAATATGACGGCACAACACGCCCGCTTTTAGAAGCTGCGGACATACCCGCTCCGACATCACGTTCTTTGACTGCTAGCAGCACGTTAGGCTTAATCGAAGGTCGACTGAGGGCGTTGAACGGTCGTTTTGGCACGGATGTACAGAACCAGCTTGATAACCAAATACAGGCTGTCAACAACTTGATCACCGCGTTGACGCTGACCGGCGGCAACAATTCAATTCAAGCAGCCGCTCAGATTCGTAACCGACATTTTTCTGATCTAATGAACCAGCGCCTTGATCTGGCGCTACAAGATGCCACAAAGGCTGTTGGATCAATAAATCCTAATGACGTCACTGCGCGAAACGAAGCCAGCAAACGCATCAGTTTGATCATTGAAGGAGTGTTCCAAGACGCCAGAGCGCAAGAAAAGCAGTTATACGGTCAAGTGCCAAACAATGTGATCGTGGGACAGGACAACCTGATTGCGACGATTCAAGCCGAAATGGCTGCTCTGCCAGAGGAAGTGGCGAGAGAAGTGTTCCCTCGGGCTGCTTCGGCTACCGGCGCACGGTTCGCCGAGCAAATGCAGGCGGCAGCATTAGACACACGCATTTCCACCTTACAAGAAATTAAAAACAGAGCGCCTGCCCCCGGCGAAAGTTTTCCGCGCTTGACCGATCAAGACCGGCAAAACACGGGCCTTGGTGCATTTTTTGAGGTTGACCGAGCTTTAACGCAAGCACAAAAAGACCGAGAAAAGTTTGGGGACGTTAATCTTGAGCCACCTACTTATCAGCAGATGGTCAATTATCGGTCGTTTTTGTTGAGTGAGGCACGTAAAGCAGCGAGTGGTGAAAACCCCGGCATGGCAGATGCTCGCGTGTATGGCGTTTTGGCAGACTCCATACGACAAGATCTTTCTGACCTTGAAAACCTACAAAGCTTAAACCCAGAAATATCGGCTAATGACATTGCTGCTGCGGACACGGCCAGAGCTTTTTCAAAAGTATTCAACGATACATTCCGACGCGCGTTCCCTAACAAAGCCTTGCAGAACAAAGCCACGGGTGCGGATTTCGTGCAGCCTGAACTGCTCTATCGCCAAATCTTCCAAGGCCAAGACGACGAAACCATGCTGCGAATGCGCGAAATAGACGACGCGGTACGCTTTCTTGTCAACGATGCAACGCCCGGTGGGCTACAGAAAGACCAAGATGCCTTAGATGCCGTGCTTTCCCGCACGGGAGCACTGGAATACAACTTCGATTTGGTGATGCGAGCGTTGGCCGACAACCCTAGCGTAATCAATCCCGAGACAGGTGAGGTGAACACTCGTGCGGTCGCGGCTTTTGTAAAGCGTAACGAAGGCACTCTGGAAAGACTGCCGCAGTTGAAAGCAGATTTAGAAAATTCTGCCGCTACTCAAGTGCTTCTTCAACAGGTGCGTAGTGAGGCTAAGGAAGCAGAGCGAGCCACGGCTTTCGGCACTGCAAAGTTGTTCGAGCAACTGACCGGGGAGTTGCCGGTTTCCGCAATACAGAACGTCTTGCGCTCTGATGCTCCGGAACAAGGCATGAAAAACTTGGTCACGCGTTTGAGAGAAGGTGCTAGACGCAGTGAGGCTGGGGATGCTCCGGAAGGCATGCCAAAAATTACCTTAGACGCCGTGGATTCTGAACTTCGCGACGCAGTGTTCGAGGCTGCAAGACAATTTTCACAAAGTGACAAAGATTCTATTACAGGGATACCGGACTTTGCGAAGCTACAAACTTTCTTTTTGAGTCCTCGCGGCAAAGTACCGCCCCTAATCAAGACATTAGTGGATGCGGGTATTTTCACAGATGCCGAGCGGGTGCGCTTGCGTAAGCTGCTTGTGGCTGGTGAGGGTGCGCAAAAACGCATCAGTGACCCTGCATTCGATATTCTTGAGGATGTTGAAACTGGCACGGACGTATTGACGCAGTTGTTGGTGCGAATCAGCGGCTCAAAAATTGGTTCTATGGTTGGTGATCTGATGCCGGGGCGGTCTTCTCAAGGCTTGATCGAAGCACAAGCTGGTTCACAAGCTGCTATGCGGTTACTCAATGCGCTGCCGGTCACCACCGTCAACAGCGTTTTAGAAAGCGCCATCAAAGACCCCGAATACTTGGATCTTTTGCTTGATAAAAATCTTTTATCTCCTACTGGCAGCAAACTATCCGCGTCAAAACGTCTGCTTGGGGTTCGCAAACTCAACGCCTTTTTGAAAAACGCCGTAGGTGTGAACATCGGCGCAATGATTGCGGAGGACCAGCCGACCACCAGTGAGATGCTACGAGTAGAAGAATTTAGGCAGCAAGGCTCTCCGTTCAGGGCACCTGAACCAGAGCCAGTGGCTCCGCCACAAGCAGCAGCGCCCATGGCTGCGCCGCCTCCAGCACCTCAACCGGCTCCCCCGCCTCAAGGCGGAGCAAACCCGCAACAGCGTCAGCAGTTCGCGGCCCTGTTCCCTAACGATCCTATCTCTGGGCTTATCCAGCAGCAGGGAATAGCTTCGCTACCTCAAGCGCCGAGCTAGCCGCATCATGCAGAGACTACAGCAAGGAATTGGGTCCATGTTAGCAAGCCGACCATTAGGGAGCGGTGGCCAACTTGGCGGCAGTCAAATGGGAGGCGGTCAATTTGGTCAGCTTCGAGGTAGCTCTGGGCCTAGACCGCCATCGTTGGAAGAAGTGCTCGCGGGACGCGGCTTTGAGATGCCCGAAAGACCGACAGGCTATCTGACTACCGATATGGCGTTCCTCGGTAAAGATCCAGTGACGGGCAACATGGTCACTGGTTCTAGCAGTATGCGCGGGTATCACAACGCATTAAATGAAATGTACGCTCAAAACCCAGAAGCTCTGGAGATTGCAAAGCAGTACACAGCAGATCCTTCTAAATTTGGCGGTGAAAAACCAACTGATCGTGGAGCTGCTTTAGGCGGACAACTTAATCAAACACTTCAACAAGAAATGCCCCGAGCTTTTGGTAATCAACCGCAACAAGTTCAGGGGCCATCTTTAGCCCCTGCTCAACTACAGCAAGAACAGGCTGCTCTTTCTAATGCACAAGCTAGTGCCGCTGGCATGCCTCCGCCTCAACCTGTGCAAGAATTTAAGCCTATTCAACGACCGTCAGTTCAGTCTTTACAGCAGCCGATGAGTCAACAGCAGCCGCAGTTCACTCAGCAAGATATGGGCGGCATGATGCGGTTAATGATGCAGATGTTTCAACAAATGATGCAGGGTGGGATGGGGCAACAATCTTACAACTCCGGGGCATT